ATTTTTAATTGTAGCCATAAATTAAATATTAGGTTGCTAAAGTTGCTAAGGCAGTTGTAATGTTAGTACATTTCAAGAATCCTGTTTTATCAACATTTCTAATTAAGAATAACATTCTAACTCTTGCTTTAATAGTTTTCATATCAGCAACGTATTGACCATCCCCAAAACCTTCAGTTAAAATGATACCGCCTTTTTCGTAAATAGTACCATATCTACCATCACCAACTACTAATGTATTATCAGCCAAATTGTTATCTTCTACAATTGCTAAACCAGCAATAGTTCCAGTTTCAGAATCAAACATATAGTTATTGTTTGCATCTTTTTTCAAGAAATATCTATCAATTGTTTCTGAATTTGCACTTACAAAGTTAGGTTGATATTTTGACCCTCTTGTTTTAACGATTGCAGTTCTCATTTTACGAACTAAATCTTTAATGTTTGCATCTGTAATACCACTTGCTACTGGTGTATAAGTTGGAGAAGCTGTATAAAGTCCCTCAATATCATTTGCACCACCAGCACCTACCGCAATTTTAGTGTCGATAACTGTGTTAACATTGATATTTACAAATTTAGAAAGCTCTGAACTTGCTAAAACTTCATCTTCCATAAACTCCTCTGTTACTGGTAATGTATCACCAATCTTTTGAAGTTTTTTAGTGTATTCAGCAAATTTAGCTGTACTTTCTGGAAAAGTTCCGCCCTCTGCTACAATTGCGGCTGCTCTTACTGTTGTACCCTCATCCCAATCAATATAAGCGATAGTTCCGTTGTGATTACCATTACCTACTTGTACTTTTGGGAAAAAGTCATATAAAGCACGTAATTTAACCCCTAATTGTCCGATTCCAGACAATCTAACCGCTTCTGTGCTGTTTGCAATAGAAGCTCTATTAGATAATGCTTTTAATTCAACTTCTACGTTTTTATCACCTTTAGCAAGTGCTTTGATTTTCTCTTTGTTAGTTTTAATTTCTTCTTCTAACGTTTGAGTTTGATTACCACCTTTAGAAGTTTGTTCTAATAATTGTTTACCAATTTCATTTGCTAAAAAGTCCTTTAATTCAGATTTTGCATTTTCTAAATTTGCTTTTTGTTCTGCATTCAATTCCTCTTTTAATTCAGCTTTGTTGTGTGCATCTAATTCGCTTTTGTAAGCGTCTAATTCAGTTGGTGTCATTTTTTCCAACTCTTCTGTTGATTTTTTTACAAATACCATTTGTTTAAATTTTTAAATTAATATTCCTTTTTTTCTTTTTTGAGTGGTTAAAACCTGCTCATCTTTAACCTCAGTTTGAGTGATATCTACTATCTGCTCTTTATTATCAATCCTCCCTGTTGCACTATTTGAACCAAATAATACAAGTGAGCTTTCCATTACGTTTTTTGCTTCTTTTACCACGAAAAAATAATCAATTTCTTTGTGTTCATCTTTGTTGGCTATTTGATTGTAATAAGTATCATAAACTGCTTTTTGTTTTGAATATTCAGCATCATTTGTATTAAAAGCCGTTTCGATTTTAACATATTGCATTCTTACAGATGCCTGCAAATTATAGTCATTTTCTAACCATTCTTTAGCTTGTTTGTCAATGATTTTGTTTTTAGCTACTTTATAAATTAATGAATAACTTTCTCCTTCATAATTTTTGCCTAATAAAGAAAAAGGAATTTTTGCGGTTAATAATTCAATGTTATTAGGCATTGCAATAATTTCTTTGCGTTCCAGCTTGTGGTCAAACACTAAATAAACCTTGCCTTGTTGCTCTTTTACTGTTTTATTCCAATTTCCATCAACGTGCATATCGTTGTGGCTGTCTAAAATATTGGAACTATTAACAACAAAATAATAAGAATCTTCATCAAACTTCAATCCTTTTATATTTTCATTTTGTAAAGCTTTTGAAATTTCATTTTGATTGCTTTGCACAACCAAACCTTTGTCAATAGATTTTGTTTCAAGTTTCTTTTGCGCAATAATAAAGTTTTCATTTTCAGCCAACGCTTTAAATAATTCTTTTTTATTATTGAATTCTTTATTTAGTTCTTTACAGAATATCATTTTATAATTTCTTTATTGTTTAACAATATTTCTTTTTTTTTCTCTAATGCTTTTTTAAGTTCTGGAGTAATTTTTTTATCTAAAAGCATTTTATCTATTTCTTTAATATCCATAAATCTCTTTTAGTTTAGCTTTTTTAATATTCTCATCTAATCCTAATTCAACCGCAATTTTTAAATTATTTAATTCAACCGTATTATTATTTATTTTCTCTTGTTCAAATACAGCATTAAAAGGCAAATGTTTAAAACTTCCCCTTATATCTTCTTTCTCGAAAATAATTTCGTATAAATCAGAATTTTGCTGTGCTTTTGGCATTATAGAATAATCAATAAAACTTCCAATTGCTTTTTCTTTATTTTCAAAAGTTGAACCTTTTGATAAAATATCTAAAACATCTTTGCCAAGTCCGTACATATTTCCTATTATAGACAAATCAGCAATATAACTATCATCTAATTTTAAACTTGAAAGATTATCAACTAATTGTTT